CTTCTGGTGCTGGTTCTTCTGGTTCTTCTGCTGTGGTTGCTTGTTGAGTATTTGTATTTAAATTGGCTGCGGTCATATCTTCTTTGGCTTTAACCTGACCTTCCAAATCACGCATTGCCTTTTGATCCGGAGTTAAAGGAACACCGGGAGTAAGTTGTTGACTATCTACTTGAGCACCAACTTCTCCAGCCGTTGCATCAGTACTCATTCCAATATTACCAGCAATTGTTTTAATTTTTTTTGAAACAGCATCTAAAGTTTCATCAAAAATACCTTCTCTAATTACTCCAAAGGGATTTGATGTGATATTTTTGGTATGCTGAATATTCTCAGGTGTACCTTTTTGATTATTTCGTTCAATGGCATTAATTGCTTGACGAATGGTTGATGCTGAGTTAATATTATGGTTAAATGATGATGGTTTATACAACTTATTCTGTTCAAGAATGTTTTTTATACTTGACACCATATCATTGGGGGTTTTGACAGGTTTGTGAATTTCCTGTGGTTTCCCCATAAAATCTTTAACTTCCCAATAAAAATTACGATCTTGTTTATTATCCATGGTTATGAAATATTTAGATTTCTATAAATACTTAAAAGGTATGAATAAACAGGTCCTCTTGTTAAACCAAGATAGTACACCCCTTAATATCATTACCATTAGTAAAGCATACAAATTAATAGCCAGAGATAAAGTTTGGGGGGATGCCTCAGATGAATTTATTGAAGTTGTCTCGATATCTAAAACTATTAAAATTCCCAAAATTTTAATTTTAAAGTATTATGTCAAGTTACCCTTTAAAAAGGCTGCTGCATCTAGGCAGAATATTTTAAGACGAGATCTCTATTGCTGCCAATATTGTGGAAAAGAGATGAATAACAAAGATGCTACTATTGACCATGTTGTTCCTACCTCTAAAGGTGGAGCATCTTCTTGGGTGAATATGGTAGCCGCATGTAGAGCATGTAATCTGTTTAAAGGCAACCGATCTGTCAAAGAAGCCAATATGGAACTTATTAGTAGACCAAAGGAACCTTCTTACGGATTCTTGTTTGAAAACATGCTAATTACCTTTAGAAAGAAAAAATAATGCCCAACTATGCCTTTATATGTAATGGATGTGACCATACCTTTGATGAAATGTTATCTCTATCTGATAGAGAAAGTCCATGCAAAAAAGCATGTCCAAAGTGTAAGAAGAAAAAGGTTCAAAGAGATTGGCAAGCCAGTACACCAACTTTAGCGATTGATGCTACATTGACACCAAAGAAAGTTGTGGGAAGTCAATTTAAAGATGTTATTGATAGAATTAAAAATAATGGTCAAGTTCCAAAAAGATTTCATGCCAAACTTGATGCAAGTGCAAATATGAATGCTGGAAGAATTGCTCGTTAAGTTTTAGATTCTATCATAGCCTTTAAAACATAATAACTGTCAATAACATCTGTAACAGGATTACTTAAAGTTTTCTGACCAAACATTGATTTCAAATCAGTGTTTGTTTCTTTACTAAAGGTATCGTACATTACCTGTTTATCAGCATTACCTTTGCCTGTGGCGCACTTCTTGACCTTAGATGGCTCTACGATGGTTACAGGAATGGCGTGCTTATAGAGCTTGTATTTGAGAAGACCCATGTTCTCAGCTAAATTGAATACTCTACCTTTAGCACCGTATGCATAACCTTCCATACCAACATCAGCAGCACCAATGCAAAGATTGGTTGCCCATTCTGATATTGTGTCGAATCGATCTACATCTTGTACATATTCTTGAAACGATTCACCAGTAATATTTGGTGCAATCTTATCAGCATATTTTTTAATATTGGTTAGATAATAGAAAAAACAATTATCAAACTTAAATGTCTTGCGTTCATCAAATAAACACAAGCAGGGGCAAGTTATAGAATAATCGATTCCTATTAACATATGGTACATGGATATTTATTCCGAAAACCAAGGCCAGTCACAGACTTCGTGTTTCATAACAGTATCTATCCATGTATAATAATAATCAATTTTTGCAGCACCATTGTCTATAACAGATTGTGTTTCTGGATCGATACTCATAAAATCAATTATACCTGCTAACTTACCATTATCTTCAAATACTGCACCACCAGAATCACCAAAATATATTGATCCTTTGTTTGCAAGCATTCTCATAATCTGCCCGTTATCTTCGATCAAACTTCCATAGTAACTCATCACACCTTTTTGACTTACTTTCTTGTAACCTAGACTCCACCCAACAGTAATAAGAGATTCGCCAGGAACTAATTCAAAAGTTGTTTTTATAAGATTTGTTGGTGGTTCAATACAATCGGTATCAAGAATGCAAATAACAATATCATTAATCAACATTCCAGTATAATATGGTTCTTTAGTAATTACTTTTATAATTCTTACTAGTTGTCCACTATGTGTCCAGAAATAACCAGGAAAATTATCAGGATCACTAAAGCAATGTCTAGCACTTAGTATTGCTCTTGGATGAATTAAAACTGCTGAACCTATTATCTCAACATGTTGTGTAACAAGAGCACCTACACAGGAGTAGCGGTCGTCCTCGTCATGTTCGATGGAATCGTACTTCGATGAATCCAAAAGAAATGAGGGAACTCCCGCTACTCCTAGTGTTTTGTTCTGTTCCGTTTCGTCGAATTTTTGGGAGCAGGATATGCTATTGCAAGCAGTGCTTGTCGCCAGACACAGTGCGAGGATTAAAGCCCTCATACTCATGGCATTAATATTTAGAATAAAAAATCCCCTTGCGGGGATTAATTATTACAGATTTTTAAACTCCTCGGGCTGGACTCGAACCAGCGACATGAAAGTTAACAGCTTTCCGCTACTACCAAACTGAGCTACCGAGGAAAGTGATTTACACTATCTGACATCCACCTGCAGTACAGGCAAATTCTTTACCGACTTCTGTATTATCTTCTGACTCATACTTCATAAGATCATTGAAGTTAACCTTGACCTTTGGATGTGCTGCATATGTTGCAGAATCAATTTGCTCAAACGGTGCCTGAGCATATGTATGATTATCACCACCCGGTAAGAATGCAATACCAGTTGCCATATCAAAGTTCTCCCACAACCAATTACCTACTTCAAGGAATTCACTATCCTTATAGTTTACAGTAACGGAAGGCTTGTGGTGACAGTAATGCTCTTGATATGTTTTCCATAGATCAAGATGATCAAGTGCACGAAGATCTTCTGTAGTAACAGTACCACGAGGAGCCTTCATTGCAAAAGTAAATACGGCAGTAGAAGTTGGGTTTATCACATCATCCTCGCACGGGACTCCTTGATCCTTCATCAAGTTATATAAAGGATCTTTCTTGTCCAACCGTATTCTGCGGAAATAATAATCCGCATAGCGTGGATGTAAACCCGAAGCTGAATCCACCAAGCAAGAAGTAGTGCCTTCTGGCTTGACGCAAGTGATTGACTTGCTAGGATTAATACCCAACTTCTCTGCCCATTTGAGATTTGTAGCCGTTGCATGGTCACGAAGATTCTCAAGAAGTCGAACTAGTTTTGGCTTACCTTCAAGACCACTGGTAAGTTTATTATCAAAAATTCCTGTCATGGAAACACCAAGCAATCTTTCCTCTTCACAGTTCTTCTTCCACTCAGGACGAAGATAAGGAAATTTCACAAAAGTAGACTGCACAGTCCCAATAATAGTGGCAATTTCAATCTTCTTCTTTAGGCTTGCTGCGGTGTCGTCTATACGAACTACAACAGTTGAAAGATTACAAAATTCAAAGGGTCTTAGAATAATTTCTGCACATGGATTGGTACCATATTCACAGTTTTCCTCTCGTCCCCACTTCGCTGCTTGCTCCTGTAGAGCCCTACGATTGATCATGCCGCGTTCTCCGCTGTGAGAGTTGTACAGAGAGGTCCACTCCTCAAGAAACTGTCCCATGGGAGGTCTACCACGATAAACTGCTGAATTATTGGCGTAAGACCTGAATCCGGCTTGTTCCCACCATGCACCACTCTTGCACATAGCAATTTCACGGTCTCCCAGATCACTGAGCGAAATCATAGCGGATCTACGGACTCCACCCACGATTACGGCATTGGCAATGGCACAGCAGGTGTCATGGCATTCAAGAGCCGAAAGTTTACGTCCTTGAGCATTATAGAAGACCTTGACCAAAAATTTGAATAAATTGTCTAGTGGAGCAGGACCAGAAGCACGACCACCAAAAGTCTTAAGTCGTGTACCGGATGCTCTAACCTTTGACAAGTCCCATTTAGGGTGCTTACCAGCATAGAGGTCATTGAATAAGGTTTTGAGAGCATTCCCCCAACCTTCCTTTGAATCTTCAACAACAATTACCTTATCAAAATTCTTTACAATCTTGTTGGCAACAGTTGGAAGTTTATCGGTGTATTGACGCTCTACAGAATATCCAGTACCAGTACCATTCATAAGAATGACAAAGAGTTCTGCAAAAGATTCAACAGAATCAATTGGAAGATACGAGCAATTATACAAACACGTATTATCGTGATCAAGAGCAAGACCTGCAGTCATTAAACTTCTCATCGAAGGAAGAACTTCAAGATTTAAAATTGCTTCTTTGACATCAGGTCTCTCAGTAAGAGACGGAACCTTATCGGTGAAATAATTCCACCAACGGTCTACGCATTCATCCCAACTCTCACGGCGATTCTGTGAAGGAAGCCAACGAGAATAACGAGAAATAAAGATAAAAGATTGAAACGGTGTTAAAGCATCTGCCATGTAATGAACTCCTAGTGGGTGTCTTATTTAGTTGTTAGAGTGTGCCACGAAACTGGGAAAAGGGGAGCAATTAATTTGTCAATTGCTTTAGCGAATTCTTGCACTTCCCATTGTGCATGCGCATCGATACGAAGGTTATAAACTCTTGCAAATGCATATAGAGAACCAGTCCATACAAATTCTGTGTATGTACCTTGTGGTAAAATAGAGCGTGCCTGTTCAGGTGCAACACCATCTACTAATAGACGATTGTATAGATCCAAACATTCTTTTGCAACACCTTTATATTCATCTCGTAACTTAATACAGGTATCAAGATCTTCAATTGCACCACTGCTACCTTGCTTGGCTCCATTCGTTGGGGCGTTTCTCCAAAGAGGTACATAGATCTCTGGCTCAAAGGTAACATAGCGGCGACTCACTTCATTCATGACAAGACCAACTTGATGCTTGCCAAGTTGTGCACGAACAAAGATAGGACACTTGATACGAACACTAATCTGCGGATGACAGAATGGTGTGAAGTGATTATGCTTTGCAAGATATGTAATTAACTTTACATCTTTATCAGGTAGAGAACGAATTGGAACATGACTATCAGCATAATCCCAAGAACTTTCTTTATTGAAAGAAACACGGGCAGCATCTACTACAGATAAATCGCTACCCATGTAATCAATAAGTTGTATGTGTCCATGGTCGAGTACGGTAAGTTTAGTCTGCTCCGGCAACATTGGTATGGTCTGTGTCATCTTCTTCATCCTCATCTGCATCTACAAGTTCAACTCTTACGCCATCAATCTTAGTAAAGTCTGCTGCATATTCTCGTGCACGACCCCATAGTTCGGGATCCATTTCTTTTACATACTCACCGAATCGTTGTACAAAGGTGATATACGCTTCACTAGCCTTTAAAATATCTTCTTCAGATAATTTGTCGTTCTCATCTTCCATTTAAACCTTCTTCCAGTAAGTATACTTTACTTTTGCTTTAAGTCCAGAATAAACATTGTTGATTATTAGTTTCATGGTCATAGATTCACCGAATGCCATCACCATGTCGTTAATATCTTTTTTATCAATTTCATTAGGCCAAATTACTACATTTCGTCCAGCCTCAATGTACTTTCCAATCAAGTGAACAATTTCTACATTTCTTGGTTCATTATCAAATATAAACACAACCTTTGATTTGGAGATCTTCTTAGGAAGATCTTCTAACCAACCTGCACCCTGCATTGAAATTCCATTTGGAATAAACATGGAATCAATCGGACCTTCAGTCACATACACAGTATCTCTTGCGTCTACTTTATCTATGTTGTACCATAGACGCTCTTCGCCTTCACGCTTTAATGTGATATACCTTATCGCTTTATCTTGCGCTTTTTCTTCGATAATCCTGCCCTGTACGCCAATAAGGCTCCCACTCTCGTCATAGAACGGTATGACGAGCCGACCTTCCTTAGATCCTTCTCTATCGAAAGAAGACATGATTCTACTGAAATCACTGCAGTAATAAAAATTGCAATACTTTTCTTTTGGAATTTCTCTAGATTGAACATATTTTACCGCCGGATGATCTGCATTGAGTAAATCAAGCCTTGTTCCGAGATCACTGAACACTGGCTGTTTCTTTTCTGTCTTCGTTGTAACCAACGGTTCTGGATTTTTGTCTTTGAAGTTTTCAAATGCATATTCTTTGCAGAGAGATGGGCTAACACTTTCAAGTACAGAATATAAACTACAGGCAATACCGCAGTTGTGACATTTATAAACATAATTTCCTTTGTTTTCAAAAAAGAATCCTCTCGTCTTCGTCTTGTTCTTTAGTGAGTCTCCACACTTAAAACAACGACACGTAGCAAGGTTCTCTTTCTTCCACTTGAACTTCTCAAGTGAGCCAGACAACATATTCACATATTTCTTATCAATATATATACTCATTTTGGTGCGTCTTCAAAAACCCAGTTTACGGCTTTGTTCTTTTTTATTCCAAAATCATCTGAAAATACTAATGGACCAGAACCCGATCCATAACTTTCTTCATTTGTATTGTTGGCATTGACGAGACTGTTATTTGAATTTTCTACATCGTAGAACTTCATCTTGGATTTGTTTACACCAATAAGAAATTTACGGTTCTTAGTTGTATCATTACCACGGTTCTTTAACTGCTTGACCATGAGTTGACCATTCTGTGCTAACTCTTCTGTCTCAATGAGTGCAATGAAGAAGTCTGTAGTTTGTGGTAGACCAAAACTTTCAGATGTATCCGTCATCTCCATATCACTGCTCTTTGCACCTTCACGATTTACCTGAGTAGCAGACCATAGTGGTACATTGAACTGCTTGGCAAGACCACGAAGTTCTTCTGCAATACCCTTGACATAGGTGTAACTATTCATACCATTGCCCATCTTGAATCTTGCACATGAGCAGATGTTTAGATAGTCAACAATAATAATGTCAGGCTTGAACTTCTTCTTGATCTTCAGTTCTTCCATTAGATTACGGAAGTGAGTTACATTTGCTGCAGCAGTAGGATATTCTTTAATAATAAGTTTACCACGGCAAGTCTTCTTAAGATTGTTTACCTTGTTCTCATACATAGCAAGAGGCATCTTCTCTAGAACATGAATGTCTGTATCTAAAAGATTGGCATCAATACGTTTAGCAATTTCTTCTTCAGACATTTCAAGTGTGATATACAACACATTCAAATTTTGTGTAAGACACGCAGCAGCATGATGGCATAGGAATGCACTCTTACCAACACCGGATGCTGCCATCACTACGTTGAGAGTCTTTTTACGAACTCCACCACCTGTGATTAGATTAAACATCTCAAGATCAAATGGTACCCGCTCTTCTACACGATGATAGTACTCATAGCGTTCATCGACATCCTCAAAGAAGTCGTGTCCTACACGAGTATCAAAGGATACAGATAGAGCCTTAGACATGATCTCAGGAATTGCATTCTGAGTCTGCTCCTTATCCTTACCTTCAATGATACCGATGGATGCCATGATACCATTGTAAATGGCTTTCTCTTTGCAGAACTTTTCAGTATGTTCTACAAGCCACTCGGTATCAGACTTCTCACCTTCCTTGTACATCTCATCAGAGATGGCAACACACTTCTTGAATTCACTGTCTCCAAGAGTCTTGTCATCTCCGAGTGAAATGAGTACAGCATCCTTAGTAGGAATGTTATTGTACTTAAGAAGAAACTTACTTACAATATTAAAGACTGTTCGTTCAGCCTTATCTTGAAAGTATTCTTCTTGAAGGAACGGGACAACCTTGCGAGCAAAGTCCTCATTGAGAACTAAGTTCTTTAGAATAACTGTTTCCATGGTTTTATTATATCACTGGGTTAGGCGTTGTCAAGATGATCTTCATGAACATCTGCTTCAAGATCTTTATCTTCATCACTTTCAACTTGTGACTCTATGATCTTTACAAATATTTCACCAGCAGTTTGTGTGAAATCTTTATCGGCTTGATCAAACCCTTCAGGGAATTTAATCATTTCAATTTCCATGGTAACGTTTAATCCATCATTACCATCTTCTTTAAAATCAATTTTACCATAGCGGTAAATAATACCAGAAAATTTACCTGATGTAATTTCAATAGGACAAGTTTGTGTACTGTCTACTGATGCTTCGGGAATAAATTTATATTCAACTGCCTTGCCCATACTTGAATCCTTTTTGAATTTCCACATCCAACTTGTCAAGAATATCTTTTGTAAAATACTTTTCAGGATCTTCATCTATATTTTTCTCAAATGCTTTTGTACCATCTGGGAGTTCTACTCGTGTTGAAACCTTCTTGAATATATTATACTC